ATTGCCATCATCACCGTGACTATTCCATATTCACCGATCAACTCGGCCACTCCTTCGATCACTTCCACTTTTTTGAATTTTTTTAATAAATCTGCGCAACTTTATTATGTTGCGTTTCTTTGGCTCATACGTTTGTTTCACAGCACCCATCCACAGAAGTTGTTATCAGTTGCAGGGTTGACATCGCTATTTGTGTTGCTTGAATATTCAGGGAATAAGTTAGAATTGCTGCAAAGATAATCGACTAACCTATTTGAATAATAGACCGCAAAGTCGCGCTCCTGCGAAACTAAGCTATCAACGTCTGACTTGTCTAATGCCGTAGCATTCTCAGGTTGATGTCTGTAAATACCTCCGTTGCCGATGGTGACGCTACCCATCGGTAAGAACTCAACCAATGACCAATGTATCAAAGCTGGCTTTACCCAATCCGTGACAAGGCTTAGATAGTTACCTGCAAGCGTTCCAGCAATAATGTCGGCCTGTATCTTCTCAAGTAGGTCAGTTCCAAGTAATCGCTGGATGTGCATATCTTGCGAGATGCTTATATATTGCACGAACTTGTCAGAGTCAACATTTGCGGATAGGTTGGAGTATCTGAGTACATCTTCGGCTTTTATTAATAGTGCTTTTGCCATTTCTTTACTTGTTTACGAAGCCTTTATCACCTCTGTCTATTGGTCGCATAGCAACCTCTTTTGGATTACGAACTCGATAACCTTCTTTTTCGCTTTTATTAGTGCTTACAGTTGGTGCAAGTGGACTTTTTGTGTCGATGTTCCCATCAATTACGGGCTTGCGGAATACTCTGCGCATCCATTTGTGATGACAAGCACCACCGCCTTTCCATTTCCAAATCGAATAAGTTGAAGCACCATTCAATCCCCAACCTGCGTTGACTGCTTTATCTCCCATTGCAATGATATCTTCCTTTCTGTATAGTTTATTTGCTGCAACCATCTTCTTGCAAAAAGGTCTGCTGTTGGCTTGAACCGCGTTAGGTGCGTAAACGTATCGCGTCTTGTATGCAACTCCATCAATCACTCTATCTTGCTCGCTCTTTGCGTTTGGCCTAGCCGTTCCTGTGCTTACAAAGTTGTAGACCTTAGATAATAGGTTAGGCTCTTTCTCGTCTTCGTCATAATCAACTTCGCTCTCTTCTATCAATTCCCAGCCATCGCCAAGTTCTTCGCCTTTTTCAATGAGTAGTTCAGCTACTTCGTCAAGGTTGTCTTTTGACAATTCAATACCTGTCTTTTCTTGCGCTGTATCAACATCTACTTCTTCGATTTCCATCTCGCTGAACTCAAGCGGCTGGCTAGTTAAGAAGAAAGTGTTTAGGCTTGCTCCGTTGAAAGATAGAATCGCGTTAACGGATTCAATGATTACTCGCTGCATTGGCTTAATCACCGTGTTGTCAAATAGCAAAGCGGCCATTTTAATTTCGTCTGCGTTTGATCCTAGTCCGCCGTTGTGCGGCAACCCAAAAAGCAAAGGTGAAACTACGCGATGCGATACCATTATTTTCCTACTTGCTTCTTCCGCGATAAATTGGTATTGATTATGTGCGTCTGGTAAACTTATCGATTCTATGCTTGCGGCAGTTTCTTGACTGTCGTTAAAAGCAACGATTACGCTATCTCCTTCTGTGCCTGTGAACTTGTCTTTTATCTTGGTTTCGATCATCCGCTGCTGATCTTCTTCAGGCACTCCGTTATTAAAATTGAGTATGAGATTTGAAGAAAATCTATTGTAGATGTTGTTTAGGTGGAATTTCGCAAGTTCAATTTCAACGAATGCATAATCTAATCCGCTTTGATATTCGACAGGGGAAAAATAATGGAATCCTGCTTTGTACGGCTTTATCACCATAACCTCAAGACCTTCTTTTGATTTCCCAAAGCAAGGTATTCTTTGATGCTCATCATTGCGCCTCGCGTTGGCCCAATCGTCACAATAATAGTAAGCCTCAATATAGCCCTCATCGTTCATCTTCTCAGGACGAAGGTTCTGAATAGGCATATGCGCCACCTCCATTACTTTGGTGTGAGAAGTATCATAAATAACTTGGTATGCTGCCTGACCAAATGTGTAAAAATCATCACAGATTTTCCGCATACAGTCTTCTGTGAATAGCTGCACCATCATTGCGTACTCGTCAGGCTTGCGAGCGGCGTTTGTAGCATATAATCCACGCCCGTAAATCATATCCGCTATGCCATTGATTAACGCGCTGTTGGTTGGTGATTCTTTTGCGTCAATCAACGTCTGATAATAGTTGTTATCTGCGCCGTAAGCAACGAACTTCTCGCGCTTGTCCTCGCTAATCTGAGGCGTTGTGTACTTGCCTAACTCTACTAAGCTGATGTTACTGCTCATATGATTACAAATTCGTTGTTAGATGGCTGTCCTGTGAACACATCTTCGTTGATGCTAAATTTAGGAAAGTCGGTTTGATCGGTAATAAAGGACTTTCCGCGAAAGCAAAGTTCAGAGCCGTCCATTACTTCGATGATGTAATTCTGCGCGTCCACCAGAAGCGGAGAAAATGTGTTTGTTATCGTCAAGTAGCCGTTCAAATATGTAGCTGCAAGGTTGAATGTGTGTGTCAGCTTATTCTGCTGCTCACTTGTAAACGTGACGTCTACATTTCCCGTCGGTTCAAATCTAGGAATGATCGTGAAGGTCTGCGATGCTGCTGATGTGGTTAAAATTACCATACACTATAAACGTAAAACTCAGATTTTGTTTCAAACAAAAAAGTAACCGATGTTATAACGTGTTTTAAATAACACGATTCCGTGTTTTAAATAACACGATATGATTCGAAATGTAGGTTGTGCGCATAAAAAAGGCCGCCCATTGAGCAGCCTCTTTTTTTAATATGTAGATAGATTAGCTAGTGACGATGGTCGTAACACCCAACGCTGTCAACTGATCTGCAATAGAAGTTCCTGTCGCAGGAATACAAAAGTTCGCAGGTATTTTCTCCGTTGCTGAAAACGTTAGAGTGTAACCATTCAAATCGCCCATTCCGCCACCTGTCGCGAAAGTTCCGCCCGTTACGTCACATCCGTGATCTAAGCCGCAAAGCAACAGATTTCCTTGATTGTCTTCAACCAAGATTTTCGGACGGCCATAACATAGTAACTTCAATTCCTTGTTTGCTTCCTTCGTCATCTTTTTCAAGGTGATGTTTAAAGCGGTCTCAAAGAAAGTAGTGCCGTTATCTCGGCTCGCATTAATTGTCTGCTCCAACGTGTTGGTTGTAGCCTTCAATTCATACTTATACGCTGTTAACGCTGTACCTAAAACGTCAATCACATCGGTATCTGTCGTATCGTATGTGATGCCTGAAACAGGTAGCGTGTCGTAGTTAAAAATGTAGATGTTATTGATGCCACCAATTGCATCTTTGCAAGGCTCTATTCGGCCTGCTGTAATATCGCAACTCATTGATTTTTATTTTTAAAAAAAAAAGGGCAAGCAAGCAATTGCTCACCTGCCCCAATTTAGGTTAGTATTAATTAAGAATAGAGTACAATGTCCTGTACGACTCCGTACGTTGCACCTTGAAAAAAGCGAGCAATGAATCTGAAGTTGTTTGATCCGTCAAGATCAGCCATATCAAGTAATCTTACTTCCTGAGACGCGCTAAGTAATGACGTTCCGAAGAAAAGGTTGCTGGTTTGAGCAGCTACCATTTTGTTGGCGGTCATTCCTTCTGCAACGAATACAGGTACTCCATTGAAGAATAGGTCAATTAAACGCTGATTTGATCCTCTGTTCTCGTAACCTGCTCCACCTACTCCAGCAGCAGCGTATCCAGCCAAATGCTCAACGTATGCCTTATAGACATTTTGCGAAACATATAATTTTAGATCCTCCTTGCCGTAAACTGCTGGTGGAATGTTTGCGACTACAAGCGCCATTTGAGCCGCAACGTTAGCGGGTGTGATAGCAACAGCGACGATATCTTGCGCTGCTGGAAGTGCAGCGTCAGCAGCAAGCTGAACTACCAATCCATCAAACTCGCCTTGATTGGCGGCAACACCCGACCAGATTGTCTGCTCAATTTTCTGAGCAACCTTTGATCCGATGTGTCCGATCATATAATCAGCTAATGTTGAAGGAACATCGCCTTGATTTGCGCCCATTGTTGCGACCTGCCAAGTAGATACGAAGTCTTTTTTGCAAAGTTGAAGGTTTACTTGAGCCTCTTCGACTGTCAAGATTCGCTCAGTCAAATCAACAGTAGATGTCGGGGTAAAGTCGCAGGTAGCGTCTTTGACGATAGCGTCAACGTCGATGCGTTGTATTACTTCTTTCTGAAGAACATTCGGTCGAACCGTGATGCCTCCGTTTTCAATTGTTGACGCGCTTAATAAAGCTGCGCTGATGTATTCACCAGCAAACTCGCCAGCGTATGTAGTCGTTATGTTAGTAGTTGTAGCCATTTTTATTTTTGGATTTTAGCTATTTTGCTCAAAACTCTGGTTTCAGTCGTTCCGAACTTTGTTGAATTAAACTTGAATGATTTCTTTGATTCCTTTTCAGGATTCGGCTTGATTGCCTTTGCTGCTGGCATATCGTCAGACGATAGAGCAACCTCTTCTTTTACTTCTTCTTTTTGTGTCGCAGAAAGCATCGACTTTATCTCACCAATAGCAGCTTCGAAGTCTTCCTTCGTAACATAACTTGGCTCTTCGCTTGCCTCAACTTCAACCTCTGAAGTTTCAACAGCCTCTTCTTCAGCAACGGCTTCTTCTTCCATCGCTTTGACTTCGCTGATTACGCCGTCTTCAGCGACAATCAACTTCATAGATTCTGGCAATTCGTACTCACCGATTGGAAGCGGAACTTGACCATCTTCCGTAACGATGAAAACTGATGCCCCTGTCTCGAAAGCATCCGCTTCGATCACAGTTCCATTTTCAAGTGTCATTCGCTCAAGCTGGATTTCCATTTTGAGGAGCGTCTTGATTTTGTTAATTACAGTTTTTTCCATATTCAATAAACGTTTATTTTATAAAGTGTTACATTTTCAACTTCCACAAGCCTCGCAATCCTCGTCAAGGCTGCATTCTTGTGGTTTTATTTTTGTTCTTCTGTCAAGGTCTTGGGCCGCTTTCATCATCTCTTCAAATGCGTTGCCTTCTTCGGTTATGTTTGCCATTTATATTCCTTCGTTATTAAATTCGTATCTCCAAGCGTTGAATGCTGAAGCTGATTCAAACATTGTGACTTTTGCGGAATCAATCGAAACCGTGCTTTCAATTCCAACGTGTTCGGTTGTGCTTTCGTCCTCGTTGAAGTAAATGAAATTCCAAGTTAT